GCGACGGCCCTCGACGTGCACAACGCCGCTGCGCGATGGTCCAAGGCGCTCCTCGACAATGCCGCGAGGCCGTCGGGCGCGATCGTCTATCGCGGCATGGACGGGGCCGGGACGATGAGCCAGGATCAGTTCGAACGGCTGCAGTCCGAGCTGGAGACGCACCACCAGGGTGCGCGGAATGCCGGGCGCCCGATGCTGCTGGAGGGCGGGCTGGACTGGAAGCCGATGGGGTTCTCCCCCTCGGACATGGAGTTCCAGAAGACCAAGGAGGCCGCGGCGCGGGACATCGCGCTGGCTTTCGGCGTGCCTCCGATGCTCCTGGGCATTCCAGGCGACGCGACCTACGCCAATTATGCCGAGGCCAACCGGGCCTTCTATCGCCAGACCGTGCTGCCGTTGGCGCAGAAGGTGATGGCTTCGCTTTCACAGTGGCTCTCCGGGCTGGGCGGCGAGCCGATCGAGCTTCTCCCCGATCTCGACCAGGTCCCGGCGCTTGCCGCCGAGCGGGAGGCGCAGTGGCGGCGCGTCGCGGAAGCCGACTTCCTCACCGAGGCCGAAAAGCGTCGTCTTCTCGGTCTTCCCGAACATCCGGAGCAGACATGACCGAGCGACCGAGTATCGGGGGCTCACGATATCTTTATGCGCCCTTCGACGTTGCCAATGCCCGGATCGACGCGAACGAGCGTGTGCTGGAGGAACGATGGTGGGCGCTGGATCAAAGGCTGACGCGGATCGAGGGTGCGCTGGCGCGACTGGAGCGGCGTCTGTGGCTTGCCTTTTTCGGGGTGGTGAGCGTCGTGCTGACAGAGGCGCTCGGTCAGTTGCTTCAATTGAACATCGGCTCTTAGGAGGCTGACATGAAGCCATTTTCTGATACCGGCCTGGAGATGAAATTCTGCAGGGCCGAGACCGACCTGACCGTATCGGGCGGCTGCGAGATCGCCGGTTATGCCTCGCTTTTCGGGGCGGCGGATCAGGGCGGTGATATCGTCGAACCGGGCGCCTATGCGAAGAGTCTTTCGGAGGGGCGCCGGGTGAAGCTGCTCTGGCAGCACGACCCGTGCGAACCCATCGGTATCTGGGACGAGATCCGGGAGGATGGCAGGGGGCTATTCGTGAAGGGCCGCCTTCTCGACAGCGTGGTGCGCGCGAAAGAGGCGGCCGCGCTCATTGAGGCAGGGGCCATCGACGGGCTCAGCATCGGCTATCGAACGGTCCGGGCGCACAGGAACGACAAGGGCCAGCGGCTCCTGTCGGAAGTGGAGCTTTGGGAGGTATCGCTGGTGACATTCCCGATGCTTCCCGAGGCGCGGCTTTCCTCGGAGGCCCCTGCGGTCAAGGCCGAGGCGCTGCGCGATCTGGCGACGGTGTTCGAGGACGCCCGCCGCAGACTGGCGGCGCGTTCCGCCCGCTGACCCATGACAATCAGAGGTGATGCGATGACCGAGACCGAACCGGAGGGCCGGGAGGCGGCCCCGATCTCCGAGGTGAAGGCGGCGATTGCCGACTTCCTCAACGAGTTCAATCAGTTCCAGGACGACTTGAACGTGAAGCTTCAGAAACAGGAAGAGCGGATTGCCATGCTGACCACGAAGACCCTGACCCATGCCCGCCCGGCGCTGAGCGCCGAGACGGAGAACGCCGCGCCGCATCGCAAGGCGCTGGCGACCTACCTGCGTTCGGGCGACGACGACGCGCTGCGCGGCCTGGAACTGGAAGGCAAGGCGATGAACACGGCGGTGAATGCCGAGGGCGGGTTTCTCGTCGATCCGCAGACGGCGGAGACGATCCAGTCGGTGCTGCATTCCTCCTCGAGCCTGCGGTCCGTGGCCAATGTCGTGACGGTCGAGGCGACCTCCTTCGACGTGCTGATCGACTCGACGGATGTCGGTGCAGGATGGGCGGATGAAGTCACGCCTACGGCGGAGACGGACACACCGCAGATCGAGCGCATCTCGATCCCGCTGCATGAGCTTTCGGCACTGCCCAAGGCCTCGCAGCGACTTCTCGACGATGCGGCCTTCGACATCGAGGGCTGGCTTGCCGGGCGCATCGCCGACAAGTTCGCGCGCGCAGAGGCGGAGGCTTTCCTCAACGGTGACGGGACGGGCAAGCCGACGGGACTGCTGACGCATCCGACGGTGGCGAACGGAAGCTGGAGCTGGGGCAGCGTCGGCTATGTCGCCACCGGCACTGCGGGCGATTTCGATGCGTCCAACCCGTCGGATGCCATTGTCGATCTCGTCTACGCGCTCGGCGCACGGTACCGCGCGAACGCGACCTTCGTTATGAACTCGAAGACGGCGGGCGCCGTGCGCAAGATGAAGGACGCCGACGGCCGTTTCCTCTGGTCCGACGGGCTCAGCCAGGGCGAGCCCGCGCGGTTGATGGGCTACCCGGTCCTGATCGCCGAGGACATGCCCGATATCGGCACGGACGCCATGGCCATCGCCTTCGGGGATTTCGGCGCGGGCTACACCATCGCCGAACGGCCCGATCTCCGGGTGCTGCGCGATCCCTTCTCGGCCAAGCCGCATGTCCTGTTCTACGCGACGAAGCGCGTCGGCGGCGACGTAACGGACTTCGCGGCCATCAAGCTGATGAAATTCGGCACCGCGTAAGTGCGATCCAGACCCCGTCCCGGCGATCCTGCCGGGGCGGGCGGCGGCGACGGATCGCGATCCAGCTGCGCGTTTCTCCGCACGAGCAGGCGGTTCGGCGCCGCCATCTTCCTCAACGCCCCGGACAGCCGGGGCAGGACGCCGGAGATGATCCCCCTGATGTTGGTAGAAATGACCCCGGTGCCGGGCACCGCCTTGCCCGTGCAGGAGTTCGCGCAGCATCTGCGCCTTTCACGCGGCTTCGCCGATGACGGCGAACTGGACAAGCATCTGGAAAACTGTCTGCGGTCCGCACTTGCGGCGATCGAGGCGCGGGTGGCCAAGGCGCTGTTCCGGCGCCGGTTTTCGCTGTCGGTGGCAGCCTGGTCGGCAGGAGACCGGCACATGCTGCCGGTGGCGCCGGTGGTGGCCGTCGAGAGTTTCAGGATAGTGGCGCGGGACGGCGCAGAGATCGTCGTGCCACCGGACGAATACGACCTCGTCGCCGACGCGCATCGCCCCGCTATCGTGCCGAAGGCGGGACAGCTACCGGTGCTGATGCCCGGAAGTGCCGCGGAGATCGTGCTTTTCGCAGGCTATTCCGAGGATTGGGCGGGGATGCCGCCCGACCTCCAACAGGCGGTCCTGCTGCTTGCCAGCGAGTTCTTCGGCCAGGACGTGGAGGCTGAGCGGGGCCTGCCCTTCACGGTTTCGGTTCTGCTCGAACCGTTCCGGGCCCTGAAGCTGCGTGGGGCGGGCCGATGAAGGTGCCGCAACTGACACGGTGCCTCGTGCTCGAGGCGCCCGAGCGTGTGCCGGACGGCGCGGGCGGCTACACCGAGACCTGGGTGGCACGCGGCACGATCTGGGGCGAGGTGGACCTGCGCGGCGCGGGGCGCGAGGTGGATGCCGCGGCCTCCAGGCTCAACCTGAAGATCACCGTGCGCGGGGCGCCGCAGGGCGCGCCCTCGCGGCCGACGGCGGCGATGCGGTTTCGCGACGGGACGCGCGTCTACCGGATCGAGGCGGTGACGGAGGCCGATCCGTCCGGCCGTTACCTCCTGTGCTTCGCGACCGAGGAGACGGGTGCATGAGCTACGGAGCAGCCGCCTCCCTGCAGGAGGCCGTTTTCGCCGCGCTCGCTGCCGATGACGCCGTTGCGGGACTTTCCGGCGGCGCGGTCTTCGACGCGATGCCGCCGGGCGCCGTGCCATCGCTATACGTGAGCCTGGGACCGGAGCGGGCTCGGCAGAAGGCGGACAAGACCGGTGATGGTGCCGTGCATGACTTCTCCGTTCTCGTAGTGTCCTCGGGCGCCGGGTTCGGCGCCGCCAAGGGTCTCGCCGTGGCCGTGTCGGACGCGCTCGTCGGAGCACCGCTGACGCTTTCTCGCGGCCGTCTCATCAGCCTCGACTTCCGCCGGGCGCAGGCCAAGCGCGACGGGGACTCGCGGCGGATCGAGCTGTGGTTCCGGGCGCGGGTCGATCTCGGTTCCGCCTGAGCGGCGCAACGCAATCTTTTGACAAGACTGGAGTTTTCCAATGCCTGCCCAAAGCGGAAAGGACCTTCTGATCAAGGTCGACATGGACGGTACGGGTTTGTTCGAGACGGTGGCGGGCCTGCGAGCAACGCGGCTGTCGTTCAACG